CCTCGTTGCCAGTTGCCTGTGGGTCGTCCGTGCGCTCTACATATAAGCCGTCGGCGCTCACTTTGTAGGCTTGCGCCTTTGACGCTATATAGCCAGCCTCACCCTCGAATTTTTCACCGTCGAATTTTACGGTAACCTCCTTAGGCATGTGGAGAGTCTTTGCCCCATACTTGGCATGCTCGATATTCCTATCAGATCCCTGCACGTAGAGCCGAGAGAGGCGTGTAGCCTTACTGTCATTCTCTCGCTTAACACCAGAGCGGAGGCCATTGCCTTGCCCGTATGAGAGTGGTAGAGGGTTGTCCTTGTAATACTCAACCTTGCGTAGGTGTATTTGCTTTCCGTCGGCTTCCCACTCTATGTCGAAGGCCTTAGCGATAGCACCTAATGCACTCAGGAGGTCGGTGTGGTTGTATGTGATGAGCTTCTCGGGTGCGTCAATGCACGAGCCGATAGACCACTTCACTTTCGCACCTGTATCTGAGGCGTTGGCACAATCAACGAGCATACGCAGGTGTTCCTCGGGCTTCGCTGTAAGGTGAAACTTCACGGCTCCATCCGTGCGGTGCTTCATTCGCCACTTACGGAGCAGCTCCTGAGGGGCATCAAGCGTAAGCGAGTACTTCCAGTGCTTATCATTCACCTTGGTGATAGTGGCAGGGCTGTACATGGTGTACATCCTGCCTTGAAAGCTAATAGTCAAGCCCACGGCGAGCTTAATATGCCTTGGCGCCGAGAAGGTTAGGAGTATGCGGTCTTCTCCCCCGATTTTTCGATAGCGGTAGCTAGCGTCGTCTGGGGTGACAGTAAGCAGCTTCACGCCCTTGCTGAATAGGTCTATAGTCATTTGATCTAAGTGCTATATAGATTGTTCGCCTGCATTGTAGGCCTCTTCCTCTCTAATCTCCTCGAGAGTCTTGTCTGGGTCTGCCGACCAAGCAAGGATAGCGATCGCCTCACGCTGGGAGATTAACCCACTACTCTTAGCTTGAGACACATTACTAATCGTGTCCTTCTCGTCTGTGATTTCGTAAGGCACGATCTCTACATCTACATCCAGCGAGTCGAAAGCATCTGCTAGATCGGGGCGCATGATAGCAGCGAACGAGGCAAGCACGCTAAGCTCACGAGACAGGAACAGCTCCAGCTCTCCAGCTTCGTCAAGCACCTTAAGCTTTCCGTCTATATTGAGCTGCTTACGGCTCTCACCGCTCATCGGGGTGCTCTTCATCTCGCTATGCGACCAATCGGGCAGCTGCAGAGAGTCGAAGAAGAGGGAGCGTAGGGTCTGATAGTGGAATTTCAGAGCGTCTGGCGCACCATCCCACGTCACATAGTTCATCGAAGAGCCCTTAGGGAGCTCAAAGATTGAGCGAAACTCGCTGTTGCTATCCTTTTCGTATTCTTGGTGTTCTTCCTCCTCGTCGAAACCTCCCTCCTCCTTGTCTGACATTACCGCTAGGAGGGGCTTGGAATTTCGCCTTAGGTAGTTTCCGTTTCGAGAGAGAGAGAACTCTATTTCGTCTACATTGCTAGACGAGTCTTCCCAAAACTTTGCCCCCCGATACATGTACACTACAGGTATCTTGCCAATGGTGTGCACCTCGTCACTCTCGACCGCCCACTCCCTTCCGTCGTTTCTCCATACGACACGACGCTCATCTGTCAGCGTCTCAAAGTACCTAACGCCGTTTGAGGTGTACTCTACAGAGAATGCGATCATATCTCCGTAGGCATCGAATAGAGGGTAGAGCTTGTGGCCATCCATGGGCGAGAATGTACGCTGACGTAGCCTTAGAGTGCTCGTGAAGCCATAGGTAGTATTCTCCTTCTCTACGGCATTCCAAATAGTAGCGACCTCGCAGCAGGCGAAGTACTTTTTGGAGCGCAACCGGTTAAGGCTGTCGATGCGACACTTTCGGATGATACGCTCCAGTACCTTCGCCGCCTCCTTGTGCTTGTCGCCATCCGTTTGGTAGGTGCGCCTACATGGTGTGGCAAAGCAAAGCTCGGAGATGCGGTTCACTGCGAGCTTTTGAAACGGAACGACAACACGTGTCACCGCCTCTGTCTTGCCTGCTTCGGTGACAATATCGGGGTACTTCGCCTTGTCTAGCACTGCGTGCTTCTTCGGGTCGTACTCCTTCTCTATGTCTGCCCAAGGTGTTATCTTGATAGCCTTCTTTGACAGCTCTTTTATAGCGTCAGCCGGTGAAAGCAAAAGAATCTCCTCTATATCCATCTCTTATTGGCTTTGGTTAGTACCCATATATAATCAAAAAGAGCTAATACACAAAGAGAAGCCCCTCAAGGAGTAATCCCTGAGGGGCAAACAACAATGCACACCCAACAAACAAATAGAAGGTACTCAAATATAACAATTATTGAATCTTGACACCCCTTGTCTGAATATCTGATAGCGATTGCTGCACACTCTTCAAGTCTTCCCGCATGCCAACTAGGTGCGAGGTGTTGCTTTCAATCCCCGCAAGCCGAAGGAGCTGCTCCCCAGCAATAGATCGTAGTCTATGCACATCGGCTTGTATCTCGGCGGTTAGCCCCTGCATAGATCGGAGCAGCCCGTTGTTCTCGTCTACGCTCTCTTGTGAGGCGGTGGCTATACCCTTCTTTGAGGCCTCTCGAGCACCCTCTCCTGCACCAAGCACATCCCCCATCTGCTTCTTTAGGGTATTCAGTGCCTCGGTGTATGCTGGTACATACCTATCGCCTATCTGCTTGAAGTCCTTGGCCAAATCAGGTATGAGCTCCCTAATCTTGCTAGGGTCGAAGCCAACATCCTTGAAGCGCTGTTTGTACTTGTCGAAGGCGTCTAGTATAGGCTTTTTTAGCAGCTGCTCCGTGAGTTGAGCCTTGACGATATTACGCATGATGTCTGACACCTTAGCATTGAACGCTTCGGCGGCGTCCTCTCCCTTCTCGAAGGCAGAGGCGATAGCATCCCCCAACTCATTAGATAGCTTTGCGAAGTCACCACCCAAAACCTCCTCTGTTAGCTTATTGACTATCTCCGCCTGCTTAGCACCAAGTTCCGACATCTTACGCCTGTACTCGTCTATTTTGGCGGGATCGGATTTCTTTTTACTCCCCTCTGCATTGATCTGCTGGGCAAGTGCAAGCTGTTGCTCGCTCATCGCCTTCATCTGCTCCCTAGCCTGGCTGTACTTTTGCCCTCCGATAGCCTTGCCAGCAGAGTAGCTTATACTCTCATACACCTTGGCAAGCCTCTCTGCTGAGGTTCGCACGGCCTCTTGGTGCCTCAAGATGTAGGCGGATACCTCGCTGGTCTTAAAGAGCGACCCGTTGAAGCGACCTACAGACTCCTCTGCCCGACGGAGCTCCTCCCTAGCCCGCTCAAATGAACTTACATATCTGTCAATCTCAATAGCTCCTTGGTTGTCAATAGTCCACTGCAACGCATCTATGCGCTTCTGGAGTCGCTGTATCTCCTTATCCTTAGTCTCATCGCTATTGAAGAGCGAAGCTATCTTCTGCGCCACTTGTATAGCCGTTGTGATGACAGCTAACACTACAGAGGCCTTCTCCACCATCTGCACACTCTTGCTCGCTGCTTGTCCAGCAGCTGCCATGCCAGCGGTCGAAGACTGCGTAAGCTGGACAATGGAATTTATAGCGCTGAATGCAGAGGAGGTGATGCCACCAATTCCGCTAATGAGCTTACCAGCCGTCCCCCCAACGGCATTACCTAACTCGTCGAAGCTCTTAGCAGACTTGTCCAACATGTCTGCTAGATCTTTCCACTCCTTGACAGCTCTCCTCCCAGGAGCTACTCCGTCTTGTGCAGACACCTTTGCTAGGCTACTTCGCAGGGTTGCCACCTTGGCCTGTGCTATCGCCAACTGCTGGGGATCAGCTCCTATAGTTAGCTTAGCCTTAGACAGCTCTAGCTCCGCCTGCTTGAGAGCCTCCGAGAGCTGGTCTAGGCTCATGGATGCGACTTGATCCATCCACGCCTTAAAGGACTCTTCCCTTTGGGCAAACTCCACGCTGATTCTTTCGATAGCCTCCCGTTCCTTGA